TCGAAATGACTTTGTAAATTGTTTGATATCCATTCTACTGGATCGCCATCACGTGCTTTGGCTGTACCGTAAGGCATTTCACCGCTATCGCAATAGTAATCATATAATGCATCATATAAATCACTACCGTATTCCAATTCGCCTGTTTGCTTAAAATTACGAACTTCGTGTTTAAAACGATTTAAAATGTGATCCAATGTTTCGCCGGATTCGTCAATCATATGACCTTCAAGTAATTTGCGCTCTAAGCGGATCGTTGCATCAGCCATAGTTTCACCCACATACTCTGGACTACCCTTGGGTGCGCGATCACTCATCTTGTGTACCGTGCTACCTTTCTGGTGCTTGTATGTATCCTTAGGTGGCTTGCCGCCCCAAGGCATTTTAGCCTGTGAACGATCTTTAATATCCATCTTTGGACGACCACGACCTTTGGCTACTGCTGGCTCGCTATCATCTGCATCTGGATCAGTTAACTTGTCTGTCATGACATCTTTTTCTGTGTCTACTGTTGCTTTACTCTTATGTAGTGTGCCAAATTTGGTTGGAACTTTTTCGCCACCCTTGTGTGTAATTTCACCTTCTGCCATACCGTGTACAGAGCATTCACCCATTGCACAACCGGCACATTCTTCAAAGTCAACAATGTTACCGTGCTCGTCTGGACCGTATGATTTAACTGGACCTAAACTGTCTGGTAACTTGCAACCTAAAATTTCACATACGTCTTGATAATTTATGTGGCAGTCATCACCAATTGATTCAATATCTTCTGCTTCCAACTGATCAACACTAGTGTAACCATTCATTTCCATGTAGTCTTTGGCACATTGTTTAACAGCCTTAACCGGATTGTATGATTCATCTTTACGACCAGCTACACTACGACGTGTCATTTCTTTTTGTCCAAGTTTCTCACGGCCGGCAGCGGCAGTAATAGCATCAGCTGACGCTTTGCTCTTACCTGTCTTTTGAATAGCGGCACTCATTTTGCTAAAATCACTTTCAGCAAACTGACGAGCTAATCGAGTTTCTACTGAACTAACTTCACGTAGACCTTTAAGGATTGAACCTTGAGCCTCAACGCTTTCATAGATCTGTTTTACGGTAGCATCATGCTTTTCTTGAGTAGTGGGCTTTAGTGCTTCTAATTTGCCTAGGATGCTATAGATATTGTCGTGTGGATGATTCTTGCTCATTGTATTAACCTCTGGGTTTGCGATATACCGCGTTTTGTTTACTGCCCACTGGATCAATGTTGCCCTGTGGTAGATCGTTTGTTGTCTTGCCTGCTTCGTTACTATCTTTAGCAAATTCAAATTTGCGTGATTCTAATTCTTTTAATAAACTACCAATACGGCTTTGACCTGCTAGTTCTTGAGCTCCAGGCTCATCTTGTAAATTATCTTCATCTAACAATGCGCCAACTTGATCTTTGCCACGTGCTTCGGCTTCGTCGGTATAGTCTGCTTCGTGTAAATTTCGTACACAAATCCAATTTGGATTAATACCAGCACGTTCTTTGATCAGCATATGCATGGCTACTGCGGTAGTTGGGTAAGCAACTTTAACATCAAATTGATAAGCATCAATTGCGCCACCCCACTGTGGGAATTCGCGATGTTCTTGGATTGGTAGGCTTTTTACGGCACTTACACTTTCAAGCTGATATGCTTCGAGAGCATTTTTAATACGTTCCATAACTTCGCCGGCGGGGTTAATTCCTGCTAGCTTGATACGAAATTCGCTTGGCTTGCTTAATTCAAAAATGTATGTCTGAAATGGCTTCATTATTATAATCCTATATTCTATATTTAGTCTGGTTTGAAGGATTTGTTCAGTATCTGTTTGAGTAGATCGTTACGATCTAATACCAATCCCTGCCCGTCTATTGCTTCTTCTATAGGATCTTTTTTATTATCCTTGCTTACTTGGTGATCTAAGCGAGCTTTTTGTAACTGTAAACTGACCATACGTAACTTTTTATCTAGTTTGGCAGTTTTGGCTGTAATAGCGTGTCCCAGCATAACCCCTGCTGTCTGTAGTATAACACCACTAAAGCGGGGTTCTACATTGAGTCCAAGGTCTATTAGGTCCTCTGCCTTATCTTTTGCCATTTTAGCAAGCTCATCGAGCTCACTATCGCCGGTTTCCAAATCCCGTACCGTTGGTAAAGCAGCATCTATCTTGTCAATCGCATCATCGATGTCTAATATTACATCTCGATTTTTTTCAATAAATTCCTTACTTTCCTCTACTGTAGGATCATCGTCTGTAGTCGGTGGTAAATTGAAGAGTGATTCCAATTTCTTAGTAATTTTGATTCTCCTTATCTACCCAAACATGTTTACTGTCAATTTTTTTAGTCATAGCAATATTTATTTGCTACGGCCCTGGTGAAAAATATCATTTTCCGTAACTACTCGAAAGTTTAAACCGTGTGCTTTACACCAGGCTCTGGCGGCTTCCCATTTTGCCATATTTAATATAGCACTGGCCTGATCACGTATATTTTTAGCACCCTCTAATGTTGTTTCTTTTTTAGGTTTGATTTCAACTATTTCAGCATGTTGACGACCATTGGCATCTTGATATGTAATTAAAAAATCAGGCACATATATAGTATTTTTACCAGTCAACGGATTACGATAGTTAATGCGTACTGCTTCACTGGCCCATTGAATTACACTAGGATTATTATCACAGAACTGCATAAATGTCCATTCCCATCCCGAACGATACGTTGGTGTTTTGTTACCTACATACTTTGCTGGATTTTGTATTTGGTATTTGCCTTGGGCGTATTTGCTCATAGTAGTATAGTACGGCTAACATAAGGATTTGTCTTGGCTCCAGATTTGGTTCCAAGCACACTAGTCATTACACGATTGGCATTAAGAAATGCAGTTAGGTAATTGTTAAGCTGTCCTTTAGGTAGTTGTTGAAAATCACTTAGGACCAACATTGGATCCATGTTCTGTGCCATTGCTGTATATAGTACTGCAGCCGCTAGATTTTTTGCTGCTGCTGCATTTTGTGAATACTCTTCAAAGAAAGCAATCATTGCGTCATTGGCATTGGCGCTAACATTAAAGCCAGTGTTGTAAAAATTATTAAAATACTTTCTAGCATCATTAAGGCCATTGGATAAGTCTGGGCCTTGAAGATTAGTTGCTGTAGAAATTTGAGTAGACATAATTAACTTGACCAGCCAGCTCCAGCATCGTATGCTGAACTGTCACTAAACAATGAAGCTGTATCTACAGAGTCTACTCCGCCAAAAGAAAAACTAGAAGTAAACTCGCCAAACGAATTTGACAAACTACCAGTTAGATCACCAAAGGCTTGGCTAATTGGTTGACTAATGTTTTCACTAACAAAACTACTGACTTCGCCTGATATAGATTGTACTGCTGAATTAACGGCGTTATTAACATAGTTACTTGCCATTCTAGTAGCATAACCAATGGCCATATTTTCTGCTGTATGTAACGCCGCACTTGGGTTACTAATTGCTGCCGCGGCCAAGCCAATGATACTACTACCGTTTGGTCCAAGACCCTTGGCAATACTTCCTACTACACCATTGGCCAATGAACTAGCCGCACGGCCGGCTATGCCAACCGCCGAGGCTTCTAGTTGCTGTGTGATGGCCGCGCCGCTTGGCACACCTTGTGTTAAACTTCCAAAACTTGGTATACTGAATCCGCCAGCGTTAAGTCCGGTTCCAGCAGCACCACCAATGGATAGGCCAAGCGCAGCCGAGAAACCACCCGATGGAGATAATGTAATAGACTGTAACGAATTGTCTGTTCTCAGATTTGGATTGATTGATGTTTGGTTGTTAGCAAGATCTGTTATTGTGTCTGAAAATGTGTTAGGCGCTTGTTCGCCAATGTTCGTGCCATTGGGACTTAATGTGTTGTCATAATGTAAATCAATAAATCCACCAACTGTATTGTTTGTTACATAACCAGTTTGATATTTTACTGTTTCAAACTGCACACTCATTTGATGTTCTAATAAGCTAGAGCCTTCGCTGACACTATGATCACCATGTTTAAAACTGGTAATAATTGGATTAACTAATTCATACTCACTGAAGTTGCCTTGGTATAGGCTATAGATACGAATTGCTTGTATGTATTGATATGGTTGTACGCCTGTACTTGAATTATAACCTACTGCAGGTCTTGGAGTATATCCCCAATCAAAACTTGGGCGACTTTGATATTTGTGAGGTGATTGATATGTCGAGTCAGCATAGTCTGGGTCACGATAAAAATAACTGTAGTAGTCATACCAAAAGTTTCTTACATTGTCAGACTGATCATCATGGAATGTTATCTGTACTTGGTCGTAATTAATTTTATTCTGTACTATGTTTTTACGATTGTAAGCATTATGTATTTTTGTATCAATGGTAAATTTTGGCAAACTTACACTCTTAACAATCATGCCAATTTCTTGTGCCGATTGATTCGTAATTTCGGTGATTAAAGGATTGAAGTCAAACTCAACATAAAATAAGAAACCGTACTTGGGGCTTAGGCGGAAGTTACTGTCAGTAAAAATACGTGCCGCATGACGGTAGTCACGTAGTATCACACGATTTTCAGTTTGTACTTGCCTTAGTTGCGTTGCTGATGATTCTGTTGGGGGTAACTGGAATCCACCAGCAGTAGGAGATGACGTACTAGAGCCATCGTTACGCAACATTGGGGCGCCAACAGTAACATCATTGTTAGGCTCTTGACGGAGCATTTTTTCTTGTACAACAGATTGAGAACTTAAATTGGGTGATTGTCGAAGCTGGGCAGGTTGACCAATTAGTCTTTCTCTGGTATTGGGTGCTTGGCGTAGTTGCACCGGACGACCTGTTAAATTAGACGCAGAATTAGTAGGCTGCCTAAGCATAGATGGCTTGCCGGTAAGATTATCCAATGGATTAGGGGCTTGTCGTATTTGTGTTATTGCCATACTAATATTTATGCCATAAAAAAACCCGGTATTTTAAGCCGGGTTTAAATTAGTTAAGGATTAATTAGTTAACGCTTGTACCAGGTGTCTGACTTACTACACTTGTACCGACGCCACCACCAATTGTTTGTACAGCATTATCAAACTTGATGTTTAATGCAATTTGTACAGGATCGTTAGTACTATAGTTCATATCACCGTAGTCAACTGAACTTAGGAAGCAACCATCCAATTCCCATTGCTCAAGGATTGTTGGAGTACTTGTTCCGTTACCGCCGTCTAACATATCAAACTGTAGAGAAAACTTGTAGTTGATACCAGAAGCCGCACTAGCCTGCTCTAAGAAGTCAAATTGTTTCTGAATCTGCTGACCAACTAACTTACTAACTGCGCCGCTGGCATCATCACGTAGGTTAATTGTTGTTTCTTGCCACTCTGGTTTACCTTGTAAGAATACCTTACTATTGTAAACATCAATCGTGATTGGCGTAAATGTTACGTTAGGACGCTTGATATCAACAACTTGTTTGGTAAGTTCTGTAGTTGCTTTATCTACACCAAAGTTAATAAAAGTAGCGCGAAAGCGATACTTTAATTTTGGCATCAACAAACCTTGGCTATCTGCGCTTTGGTTGTTTGATAGTGGAACTGTAAATTTGCTTAAACTTGCTACGGCCATGTTATTCTCCTGTTATTCTTATTTATCTGTTATCTTAGGTTGAAGCTGCGCCAAGGCTAGCTACGGTTCCTGGATTGTACAGAGCAATAGGAATGTAAATAAACTCAACATCACGCATTGGCTCAATTGCTACATCAACATAAAGTTGATTATTGGCAATGGTGCTTGGTGTGTTGTTACTTGTATCACAAATTACCAAGAAATCGTAAACACCGCGCTTGCTTAACAAATCGTGTAAAGAACTTTCAATTTGTGTGGCAATTGATTTGCGTGTAATTGTGTCGTTTGGTTCAAACAAGAAGCTATTGGCAATAGTGTTGAATATTGTACGTAGATAGTTTTCTAAACGCACAACATTGACACGGTTACGAGCTGTTGTATCACCACTCTTAGTTTCTTGCCCCCACACAACAATTCCTGTACCAGGTAATTGTGTAATTGGGTTAATACTTAATGTGTATAATGTATCACGTAGACCTTGGTTAATACCATTGTGTACAAACGCACCGGTCTTTGTATTAACATAACCAATGTCATTGATATTGCTTACTAGTCCGCGGTGTACGCCAGCTGGAGCAAACCATGGATAGCCAACGTTGTCGTTGTACAAGAATGTGCGTAGTACAGCATGACTTGCTGGAACCACTACGGAGTTACCTGCCAGGTCAGTAGTTAGACCAGATGGATAGTAAATACCTAGGTATGCACTACTTGTTGGTAGACCATTGCCGTTTGTGTTACTGTTCCATGCTGTGATATCTGTACTGTTTGGTGCCAATGTCATTGGAGTGTCACCAATAACAAACGCTGTATTACTACGGTTGTCATTTAATGTTACCAAGTTAGGAATCAATTCAGTGTATCCAGGAGCAACCAACAAATTAAAATTGTAGTTAGCATCAAGTATATCTGTATTGCTGTCAATTGCTGATTTTAACGCTGCTACAACGATTGCTCTTTGTGCGGCACTACCAGCATACATACTTCCATCTTCTTTTAATCCGCTATCAGTTACCCAAGCATTAGTTATACTTGGTGTTGCAGTTGGCAAACCAATTGTGTTACTTGAATTTGGTGGGAAACTTGTGCTATTGAAATAATCGCCAACAAATTTCTTAACATTATAACCACTGCGACGTGTATTAAACAACAATGTACCACGTGGATATAAACGATAATCGGGAGCATCTAAATCAAGATAGTCACTGGTCAATAATGTTGATATAGCTGGCAATGCACCACTTACAGGATCTGTTGTTCCATTACTATCCCAACGAGCATCAGCAAATATAATACCATTACTACTGATATGATCTGCTTTGTCAATTGCTACCCAGACTGTACCATTCCAACGATATAGTGCTGGATAGTTTTCTAAGTCACTTGAGTCTAACCATAAATCGCCAGGCTGGATCGATGTTGAACCATCGCTTTGACTAGTTGGACGACCAGCACTTACAATAACACCATTTGAGTCTGTGTTTTGTAGATTGTATCCACGAACATCTGAGTGTACATTTTTATAACCTTTCCAACCATTGTTATTAACCATAATATCAATGTCTGCTGGGTTACTGTAATACCATAACGTACCATCGCCGGGAGCGGCATAAGGAGTTGTTGTGCTATATTGAATGTTGGTAGTAATTCTAGAAAAATTACTTAACAATACTGGATGAGCAGTATTGTTAACAAATATTTGGATATATGGACTAGCACCATCAACAAATCCAGCATCAGTAATTGCTGTACCAGTTAATTCAGTTAAAAGAATATAACCGCCGGCAGTATGAGAAAGACTAATTGTACCGTTTACATTTACCTGTGATGTTACATAAGGAATGTTTTGATTTAGGATATCACTAACAAATGTTTCAGCAGTTCCGCCAGTTAGCGTAATTGTTGTGCTTAACGGTGTGCTTTGTCCAGGTATACTAGATTCAATTACAAAAGAATGTCCAATATTACCAGTCGACAATGCTGGTGCACTACCATTAGCAATCATTACGCCAGAGTTAATTACTTGAACATATAATAAATTATTAACTGTTGTGTCAGTACTACCATTCAATGAAATAATTTGTCCTTGTTGAATGCCAATGCCGCCGCCTACTGGATCTAGGTTGTAAATTGCGTCAGCCAGATGTGTATACATTGGAGAAATTTCACTTACCCAAGTTGACAAACTAGTACTGTATTTTTTCAATGCAGGTGTATAGCCTGTACCAGTTGAAGTTGTTTTCCACCATACGCTACCACTTGGGCGTGGTGTTGTACCAGTAGCAAACCATTCTGCTGTATAATTGTTGGCATAGCTACCATATAACAATGCTGGAGCATAGTAATTGCTGCCTGGTGTTATTCCGCAAAGTGACAATGGTGTATTTGTGCCATCAGTGATAACCATCTTATGACTGTCGGCTTCGTCGGTGACGTAGATAGCTAATTTACCATTGATTGTGCGTGCCTTAACACCTGGAATTAATGTAGTATTGATACTATACGCTACGTCAGCAATAGTATAAGTTGGGCCTGAACCAACAATACTAACTAAATGTCCGTTGATTGTAAAATTACTGCTGTCAGGAATTGTAGCAGTAATAGCACTACCTAAGGTAGTTACAATGGCTTTTTGCCAGGCCAAAGAACCAACCTGTACCCAGGTATTTGCTCCGGGGCCGCCGTTACCAGAATCTAATGCTGTGTTGTCTGTTTTGTAAAAGAAACGAATTGCGTCTGGTGTTGCTGGGGTATCGCCGACAGCACTAGTAAACACCAGTGCATAAGCACCTTGTTGTCCTACACTTGCTTTTGGTGTTGGGACATTATAAGCATATCCACTGTCATTGAATACCTGTGTTGGATCTGTAATTAACATTGGATTGATATGACCAAATGTACTAGCAGGTGAATCTAATTCGTAAATACCAAATTCTGTATTTGCTAGATCTAACCAAAATGTACCGTCAGCAACAGATCCTGTTGGACGCACACTTGTACCTTTAAGTTGATTTAAATCAACATCGGCACGGATGGCAAACAAACGATTGCCTAATCCCAGTGCTGAATAAGCGGTTAATAAACCGTATTCGTTAATTTCGCTAGCGTTAACGGGTGTGCCAGCTGAACTCAGTTGGAATGTTGGTGTACCCATAGCTGTTACCAAGTCACGTTGACTTGTAAAGCTCAATAGTTTACCAGCATTCGCTTTGCTAGTACCTACTGCGGCAGCGCCGTTATAGGTTTTATTTTGTGCTGTTGCTAACAATACTAGCGGTACTGAACCGGTATTGGCTCCAACATACTGACTCTGATCGTTTACGGAAATTTGAATTCCTGGGGATACTAGTGCCATGGTTATATTCCTTTATATTACATGTTATGAATATTTAGTTTGTTTTGATAAAAAATGGTAGATATGTTGCCCTTAATTAAGGTCAGCGTTAAATAATAGTATGAAAATACGCCCGTTATGTCCTAGTTGTAGTCAAAGACCTGTTGCAGTCAACTGTATCAAGAATGGTATTACCTACTATCGTAAAGTTTGCGATCGGTGTAGTCGCAGAGGCTTTAAAATTAAACCTAAACCACCCGAGTGGGCTAAAAGTGGTTATAAGAAAAAGCCACAATGCGAACGCTGTGGCTTTAAGATGAAATACCCCGATCAGTCAAATGTATTTTATGTTGATGGAAATCTCAAAAACAACAACTGGTTGAATCTAAAGACTGTGTGCTTAAACTGTCAACAAGAAGTATATAAAAGTCGAGTTAGTTGGAAAGCTGGTCCGATTGTACCAGATTTTTAACTGAAGTATATAGTTCCTCAATGGTACCATTATTGTCTATTTCAATATCAAACTTAGTACCTACCCAAGCGGTTTCGCTGACGTGTACACCTTGTGCTTGTAGATATGCTACAGCGGACTGTACCTGTTGATTAGCCGCTATAGCTGAGTCATACCAATACGGCAATTCGCCACGTTTGACCCAAACAATCTTGCCACCAGCATTACGGATACTCTGTATTTCATTAGGAAAACGAACATCACTGATAACAGTATTGTCACTGCGTCGAGACAGTCGTGCTTCTAGGGCAGCAATCCAAATATTATCGTGGAACGCTTTTCTACATACTTCTGTGCCCCAATACTGTAATACCCAACGCGGTGTTAAGTTTGGCATATCTAAGCGTTTGGCCCACCAAGCATCAACTTGCTCACGCCAAGCACGGGCTTCGGGTGTGCGGCCTTCTAGCAATTCTCGGTCCCATCCAAACACAGCCGCCACAGCATCTTTAAGTGTGCCAGCAAAACTATCTCTGCGATAGCCGTGGAAACCAACCAGGTAGTCGGCAATGGTATCCTTGCCTGATCCAATAAATCCGCAAACGCCAATAATCATAAAAAATGCTCCGTGTATAGGAGCATTATTACATATATCACTGGTTAAGTCAAATTATTTTTTGGTGTTGAGAGTGATTGGACCAACTCGACGTGTTGGACTGATTTTTTGTACAGTATCTACTTCTGCTGATCCGTCTGGTGTCAATTGGATATGTTGTGCTTCTATACCAAATGCTGCCGCGGCTTGATCTAATATAGCACGTTCACCTTTGCTGTATGCGGCTGCAACAAAACTCTGCCCGTTTGGGCCATCTTTGGTAGGTTCATGTTCGTATTTGCCACTGGGATCACCGGCACCACTAAGAAACAATGCGCCAAAACGCCAAGGGTGGTATGGGTCTGAGTTATTTAAATTACTGTAACTTCTTAGTCCCGGAGTAGCAGTTTGCTGGCTGTCAGGAATCCCGTCGTTACTCAAATCACTGCTGTTGTCTTCAACGATAATATCTTTAATTTTCATATAGTGTATTTAACCTGTTACCCAAGTTAATGGTTGGCTTCCATCAATGTACTGTTTAAGTTCTTCTTCGAGCTTTTCCATTTCAGCCTGCGCTTCTTGCTTTAGTGCTTCGCCATTTAATGTTGTGCCGCCCTGTGGTCCAGCAATAGTACCAAATTTACTACGTGCTTCGCCTACGATACGTTTGGAAAAACTGTAGGCATATTCCTGTATCCAGGGAAAAGCGTAGGTGTCATTAAAAATCATTTGATCTGGCTTGGTATTATAAATCCATAGCAATACACTTTCTTGCTGTGCCGGATCAGGATTGTCACCTTGAAAAGGCATTTTACGGACTACTACCAGTTTTTTAGTAACAGGGTTAAATGTATAATTCATGTAGCCACCAAACATACGCATGGCTAATTTTTGATAGTCAACAAATAGTTCGTAGTTGGTTAAGCCACCAACACGACCTGCTACCAACATATAGGTGTTTAAGTAGCCTGAACTAAATGGTTCAAATTGGCTAGCAGTTGTACCTGTTACACTTCCAATACCGCGACGGAAAATAGCACGAACGTTTTGTATTTCCTTGGGCAGTATGTATTCTTGTGTTTCTGGCATCAGAGTTAGATGGCAGTAACTTTCTTCTACAGAATTTTGTCCACGCTGACGATATTTAATCAGGGCCTGATTAATAGACATTTCGTAGTGTTCATTTTCGAGCTCAACGTCAACAATGCCATCGCCCAAACGAATGCGAATATAGTCTTTAATACTAGCTCGCATGCTGTTGGTGGTATTACCATAACTCCAATTGGGATCTACTACACCAGGAAAACTTACATCGGGGTTGCCGTCAAAGGCAATATGTGCGCCAGACTGTGTGCCCGTGTTGGCGTCAAACAGTGATTTAGCATCAATGTTATTACGAGCATCGTAGCCCGCTTCGATGTTTACTTCATTTGGAAATGGTGTGGCCATTAAGTTACTCCGTTATCAAGTATTTATCGATAATACTGCTAAATATAAGTGTAGTTCGCGATGCGCTAACATCCAACTACTCTAACACTTTATAGGAGTATCAGCGTGAATAATATTTATTATGTTTATCAGTACCTGAGAACTGATAATACACCTTATTACATTGGCAAAGGGTGTCGCAAACGTGCTTGGTGTAAAAAGAGAACTTTTCCGCCGCCAACAGACAAATCCAGAATTGTAATTGTAGCACACACCTTGTCAGAATCTGAGGCATTTTTACTTGAGAAAAAACTTATTAAAGTATATGGTCGCAAAGATCTTAGGACCGGTATATTACATAATAAAACAGATGGTGGCGAAGGTGCATCTGGATTCATACAACCTAAAGAAGCTAATTTAGTAAGGTCTGCACGTCTTACAGGAATTGCTAAATCTGATGAGCATAAAGCAAATATGCGTAAACCTAAAAGCTCGGAACACGCAGATAAAATTAGGAAGAATAATAAAATATTAAACGAAGCTAGACGTGGTAAGCCTGCTCATAATAAGGGTATATCAGGACCAATGAAAGGAGTTCCTAAAACTTACGAACATAAAGCAAAGATGTGTAAGCCTAAGATTCGTGGTGTATGCCCGCATTGCGGTAAGCAAGGTGGCATAAACCAATTAAAGAGGTGGCATTTTGACCACTGTAAGGTTAAATTGTCTTCAATAGGATCTGATTTGGGTTGATACGTCCGTTTGCTTTAGCTTCGGTTGTTTTAACATTGTCCATAAACTTACGTAATTCAACTTTACTTGCTTTAGCGAACTCTTTAAGTTGGTCTTCTGGTTTTCGTAAAGTCTTAGCGATAGATTTTGCTGTGTCAAATCCGATAATACTTGTTCCTTTAACATTTAAAGGGCCAGTTAAACTATCAGCGTGATATACAATCAACTTACGAGTCTTTGTGTCATAACACCATAAAGTTTGTGCACCAATAATATCTGTTGCAGGAATACTTACTAGACGAAGTACTTTATCTTCCTTAGCATATTTTAACTTAGCCACAACCTTTTCCTTAGATACACTTTTGGGTGCTCTAATCTTTTTCGCCAATTTCTTAACTCCGCGATACTGGATAATGTCGTTTAAGATTTGATCAATAAACGCAAACATACGCTTGAAGTCTGTGGCTTTGTAATGACTATAACCTTCGGTTAATTGCTCATCAATCTTTTCAAATGCTGTTTTGAGTTCATCAAAGCGGGATTGGTAAACTGCTTCGTATTTTGTTAATTGAGACTGAGGAACATTATTAGCCACAAGATAATCATAAGGCTTAAACTGGTACTTAGGATCACGAATAAATTCATCGTAGTGCCCTTCAAGTTCGCCAATGGTGTCTGCTGTTTTTTCATTTAATCTGTCCTGGATTGTTGGCACGTAGGCCTTGGGTTTTTCTTCTACTACAACTTCTTCAATCTCATCTACTGTACTTGTAATAGCCTTTGCAATTGACTCTTTAATGTATTCAACATGACGCCCTCGGAATGGCATTCCTTGTCGATGCGCCATAACAAGACTACACGCTGTCATTTCAATTGCACGGTCTGGGCTACGACTAAATGTCTTAACATCTTCTGCGGTAAATCTGTGGTCCGGGTTCTGCATCCACTCTATTACATGCTTCTTAAAGTCTTTTTGATTGTAGAAGTAATTATAATAAAAAAAGCTACGACGCATATGGTTGTCAAATGTATCATCATCCATTGCGGAGGCACGTTCAGTATCCCATACTGGCTCTTCGCCTGTATACTTTTCATCAAGCATGGCACTAGTACGTGGCGCTGATTTTTTAGTTTTTGTTGCTTTACCGTTAATTTTGATATTAGCCATATATGTCCTTTTTGGATATAGTATTATACATTAATTATCATTGGGTGTCAATAATGTAGCAAAAGTTATATATTGCTCCATTAGCTCTAAACGAGCTTGTAGATCTTGCTCAATTTCTTGATAGCGTACTGTGGGTTTATTATGCCTACGACACTCTACTAACTCTTTGTCCAATTCATCCCATAATGCTCTAGCTGGGCGCCACAGGCGACGCATATCTTCCCGCATATCGGGCCGCAGTTCTACAATTTGAAAAAATATACGATCTAAGCGGTGTTTTAGGGTAGAATCCGATTCCATACTACATTATACATTAAAAGGATTTATGGGTCAAGTGCGGTAATAATTGCAAGTCATTAACTCCCATAAATACTTAATTATGTTAATATTTATATATGAGGTAATGCTATGTCGCGTCTGAGTTTATGGAGAGATGGTACACATTCCAATGATTACAAATTCTTTGACCGCCGAATATCCGAAATGTTTACCATTGGCGGAACTGGGGTATTACTCAACAAGTACTTGGGTGCCGGCGCAGGTGGAGGTATTTTTCAAACAGTACAGGCCAATCAAACTGGTCCAGACATAATATTACAATTTAGTAGTGTATTAAACGTTGCTGCTGGCATGTTTGTATACGGTGCCGGCATACCCACCGGTACCAAAGTTACTCAAATCAGCGGTAATCTAGTTACATTGAGTTTGGCGACCACCAGCGCAATACTGTCCGGCACTAGCATTGGTTTTAGCGCAGATGCTACTAAACCTGCTTACCCTAATACTAGCGCACAAAATATCCAAGACTTATTATATTTAGAAAATCGTGATCGCAAATATGATCCCGATGTTTATAAAATGCGCGGCATCTATCAACGTGCCGATCAAGATTTTGATCTAAGCCAATTTGGCTTGTTCTTACAAACTGGCACGATCTTTATGACCTTCCATTTACGTGATATGGTTGATCAGATTGGTCGTAAACTAATCGCTGGCGACGTATTAGAGCTACAGCATTTAAAAGATTTTGACGCACTTAATCAAGACGTACCAGCGGCACTAAAACGTTACTATGTTGTCGGTGACGCTAGTTTTGCGTCTGAAGGATTTAGTCCAACTTGGTGGCCACACTTGTGGCGTGTTAAACTTAATCCGTTAGTAGATAGTCAAGAATACCAAGGTATTTTAAATATCATTTCTGCTAACAACGGCACTGGTGGTAATGCTACACCAATCAGTCAAATTGTTAGCACTTACAATACTTTCATGAATATCAATGACGCTATTGTTACACAAGCTGAAATTGATGTCCCTAAATCAGGTTACGACACTGGGCATTTTTACACATTGCCGACAGATTTGCCCGACGCTAACCCAGTGTCGGATCTTACTGCCGATCATTTGTCACCAACTGCAGACACAACTGGTATTCACGCCGATCGTGGGTCTGGCAATCCGACTAGTAAAATAGAAGGTTATTTGACCGGTGACGGACTAGCACCAAATCGCGTAGTAACCGGGGCTGGCATTGCTTTCCCACCCGATCCAACAGATGGTGATTTCTTCTTGCGGTTGGATTACTTGCCAAATCGTTTATTCCGTTTCAATAGCACACGCTGGGTCAAGATTGAAGATAATGTTCGTACCGGTCTAACACCGGGTGCGACAGATAATTTAACACAGCGCAGTTCCTATGTAAATAATACTAATACCTATGTAGATGCCAATGGTACTACACGTAACGAATTACAACCTTTAAGTAAAATACTAAACCCTAAGGCCGATAACTAATGCCAGTTCAATTTAATTACGACGGACAACTGCGTCGGTTTATCATACAATTTATCCGTATGGTTTCTAATTTCCAAATACAGTTTGGACAAAATTCTGATGGTACCTATACCTTAAGAACTGTTCCAGTATACTGG